ATTCCTGTCTCTACTGTGTCCAATAAGCTCATAGTGGTCTCCTGTCGTGAAAGTTCACGGTGTTATCTTCTTGGGAACCAACATGTTCTTCCCATAAGTCTGACAATGCGCTTGGTAAGTACAAGTCATTAATGTCTTTCATTCTTTTGCAAAACTCCTCGAAGCTGCTACAAGTGCTTATGACAAATTCTGAATCAGACTTAACGTCTATTAAAAAATCTCCTAGTCTACTCATGATGCATTCTCCTTAAATTTTTCAAAATCTTTTTCTGGTTTTACCTCTTCAGCAGCCTCTTTAACTAGCTTTCTTCCTTCTGCTTCGTTGGGCGCACAATCAACAGCCAGTTGTGTAAAAAATTGTATTCCTAGAAAAACAATATGTGGAACACCAAGCCCTGATTCTTTGGCTGTATCACATAGGTCAAGTAGACCTAGCCAAATGTTGTTGTGAGCTTCTTCTTTAGTAAATTTATTTTTCACTATTTTTCTCCTTTTAATGGATCAATGAATTGCACATAAGGCCTTTCATTAATCTTGGTTTGTAAACCTTCCTGGACAAAGTCCCAAAGGTCTGGGTTATCTTCCATGCATTGCTTAACAGCTTTGATGTCTTCAGCATACTGAACCTTAAAAGGTATGTCGTATCCATCCGCAACACACTTAGCTAAATGCCCTTGATCCCAAGTCTTGGTTACTTTGTATTGAACCCTAAGATCAAATGGAATTAAATTTTTAAGAGGCACTCTCGTAGAACCCCCGGTGTTTGATAATATTTTAATGTGTTCTAGTATCTCAGGACGAGATGCAATTTCAATGTCTAACCTTGAGCTTTCTGCTTTTAATTCAGCCTGCATGGTTAGGTTCTTTTTCTTAGCCTTTAGCAAAGCTTCAAGGCAAAATTCTGTTATATCTTTTTCAGTCATTAGTTTCTCCAAACTTCAATACCTTAATCTTAATGATAAATAAAACATTGTCAAGAAATATCTGTACTTTATGTATGTATTCAATTATCATTAATTCATGACGCGACTTGATGGTCTTTTGTTCACCCCCAAGAACAGTAGTCCTCCTTAATTTAATCAGGTCGCGTCTCTTATTAAAAGGAGAGAACGTGAAACTAAAAGACTACATAGTAAAACGAGGAGAAGAGAGCCTGGCAAAAGAGCTGGGTGTTTCCATTGATACGATTAGATCGTGGAGGTATGGAAGCAGACAACCCTCAGTCAATCAAGCCAAGAAACTTATTAAACTTACCGGGCATGCACTTGACTGGGAAAGTATATACGGAACAGTAGAACAGTAATGGGCCTAGACTTAAATCCAAACCTAAAGGGTGAGGACATTCGCGACAAAGAACGCAGAGATATGTTGGTATCTTATTATGAGAACAACTTTCATTTAATACCCTGTGGATCTAAAGAAGACAATGTTCCAGACTATTTTAAGCATAGGCATCCTAACGAACAAGAAGATGTTATAGCAAAGCGTTGGTCTAAGACTCCAAGAGTTAAGTGGGCTGAATACATTAATAAACAACCAACGATGAAAGACATCAAGCAATGGTACTTAGAGTTTCCTAATTGCAACTGGGCTGTGGTAACAGGCATTAGTTTTGTTGTGCTCGATGCAGACACACAAGAAGCATGTGACTTTGTAGAGTCAGGTCAACTAACAAGAACAACTTTAAAACAGAAAACTCCTCGCGGTGGTTACCATTATTTCTATGCTGTTAATGACAGCCTATCAATAAGAAACACAACAGGCAGATTGGATGTAAGGGGAGAGGGTGGATACGTCATGGTGTCTCCTTCAAGCCATTACATGTTTGAGCTGGTAGATGGAATGGGCGTTGATTCAATGGATGAACTGCCCATGCTTACACCTCAAGACATGAACATCATCTATGACTTTAACAACGATGGCAAAATTAACACAGACAGGAACACACCTTTGTCATTGGATGGTGTGCAATCTGGAATGCGGAACGATACCCTTGCTCGCTTGGTGGGTAAATGGATACTCGAAGGTTGGGGAATGCGTGAAGTTATTATTAAAGCATTGGATTGGAATCAAACAAACAACCCACCTATGTCAGTGCAAGAAGTTTTGCTAACAGCCAACAGCATATGCACAGGGCATCTAAAAAGAAATCCAGAAGATGTCGATGCAGGCATACTCAAGTGGAAGACAAGTCAATGGCAGATACCTTTGGCTGATGAACTCAAAGAGATCATGAATCAAGAAGATCCAATCGATGTTGCCAAAGATGTCAGGGTTGTTGAAAGAGATCCACTTGGCCTTAAAACATTCAACGATTCCTTCTGGGAAACAATGGATTCAAGTCGCATCGAACAGTTTTGGGGAGATGCATTTGTGTTTGAGCAATCAAGGGTGTTGCTCTTGGGCAAACCAAAGATTGGTAAGTCGCATTGGCTTGGAGCTTTTGCAGCGTCTGCAACAACTGGCACAGAGTTTATGGGAACACAGTTCAGCAGACCCATGAAGGTAATGTGGTTACAGGCAGAGATCATTCATGAGTTCTTAAAGAAAAGAATCGAGATGTACTACCAACCTTTTCATCATGACCCGGAGCTGTACAACTTAGGCAAATCAAATCTTATTGCATCGGGCAGACTTAGAAAGAACATCATGAGAGACAGCGACATGGATGATATAGCAGCAAGCATCGAGTATCACAAACCCGACCTGGTGATGATCGATCCTATTATTAACTTCTTTAGTGGTGAAGAAAACTCTAACTCAGAGATACACGAGATGCTGTCAAGGGTGGACAGACTCATAGAACTCTTTGGCGTTGCAGTCATCATTGCTCATCACACTGGCAAAGAAAGGGCGGACGATCTCTCGTTCATGTCAGCTCGTGGTGGTTCAGCTTTTGCTGGGTGGATGGATTCAGGCGTTAAGCTGTCAGGCACAAAACCTAACATCACCTTGTTCTATGAAGCTCGTAATGCAAGAGAGCCAGATCAACACTTGGCCTACTTTGATTTCGAGCGTGGTTTCTTTAAGCCTGTCAGCGTGTCAGATTCTCCGGACGAAGTGGAGATAGCAAGAGTCATTGCTGGTGCTATGAGTTCGTACAAGTTCTACACAAGGCAAGAGTTAGAACTGTTGGCTCGTGAAGCACTCAAAGCAAGCGATCTAGCATCGGGGGAGAGAGCAGCAAGGTATGGAGTCTCACATGTGCAGAAGTATCTTGGCGAGAAGGTTAAGACACACAGCATTCCTGGAAAGAACGCTTGGTATTATTTAAACGACAATGAGATGAAAAAACCTTGGGACGAATCGTGAGCCTAGATACTATGATAGTAGAGAAAAAGTATGGCGTATAAACTAGACAAGCCAGCACTCAAAGAATCAGTGGCTGATACGTTCATGGGCACAGCGATCAATCTGCCCCTGGTGTGGTTGGTGTTATCTTTGTGCTTGATGTTCACGCACAACGCATTGATCATCTCATTGGCACAAGCTGGGGTGTTAACAGTGGTGGCAATCATTAGAAGGTATTGCACAAGGATGTATTTTAAAAGGAGGGAGAGTAGATGATTAAGATATTAGATATCTGTTCAGGGATAGGAGGATTCAGCTTGGGACTAGAAGCGACTGGTGGTTTTGACACAGTTGCTTTTTGTGAGTTCGATGACTTCTGTTGTAAAGTATTAAACAAACATTGGCCAAACGTACCAATATATAAAGATTTAAAGGAGATAGGAAATGAACCAGAAAGAATTATTCAAGAATTTGACCTCATCTGCGGAGGCATCCCCTGTCAGCCGTTCAGTCTCGCAGGCAAACAAAAAGGCAAGGAAGATGACAGACACCTCTGGCCGTACATGTATGAAATTGTTAAATCCAAGAAACCCACTTGGGTCATTGTCGAAAACGTTGGTGGCTTCGTCAATGTGGCACTCGATGATGTGTGCCTTGACTTGGAAACCCAAGGTTACGCCACGCAATCGTTTATTATTCCAGCTTGCAGTGTCGAAGCACCCCACA